TCTAAAAGCGTTAGATAGTCAGTTCCGGCGGCATCTGCATATCCGTATCCATATCCATAGCCTTCGTCTCCCTGTACCAAATTATCCATTAATACAGCAGCAGAAACATGAGAGTTGCTCTGTGTAATTGGTAATATTTTGGCACCAGATTGTAGACCTACAACACAATCAATGGAGGCAAGTGTTTGGACAATTACTGGCCGGATATATCGGTTAGTGTGTTTCGGACATTCAATGGCAATGATTAAATTGTCATTGGAAGCACCTACACGAACACCTGAATCGGTGATATCTGCAAAGATTGCATCATCAGTTGAATCCTGAAGTTTAACAAATACATCTCCACCGCTATCAATTGAGCCGACTGAAATTAAGAATAATACAGAACGGTAACCCGCCATATCCACTGAGTCTCCGTTTGTGCTGCCACTGCCGGAGCTTTGAGCGTCAACGAGTTTCGTAAGTTTCGTATTTTCTGTTATTAGATTCATTTTGTTTTCCTTGTTTTTTATTTATTCTGTCTAGTTCTCTTTGTAATTTAATCAACATTAATTTTCTAGGTAATCTTTTTGTTGCATACTCTGCGAGTTCCCTGTCGTTTTTAATATTGATTGTCATTCTTTGTTTCCTTTATGTTTCAACTCACGCACTTTTGTGCGAAATGTAAATACTAAGGGGAGATAATCTCCCCCTAGTAAATACGATTTGTTTACTCATGTTGAATGAGTTTCTTAACAGCTGCGGTGTTGGACAGTATCGCATCAACACGGCTGGAAGCATCCATCTTAATGTACTCGGATGTCGTTTGAAATCTCTGAATACGCATTTGAGAACGCTGTGCTACCATATATGCACTGAGATCACCGAAGCACATGGTAATATCATCGGCAGTAACAGTAGATGACATGGCTGGGTTGAGAACCACAGGGCGTCCAAGAATAGTATCTGGAGTTCCAACGGCAGGAGAAGGCATCCACAGAAAGGTTCCAGCGGTACTCGCTTTTAACTTTCTCATGTAATTCATAACTGATTTATTCATCATGAAAGCAGTTTTGGGAGAATTGCTATAAAACGAATCTACTGAGTTTTCGAGGTCATAAACTTCATCCCAGGTTATCGCAGTAGGACTTGCTGAAGTTTTACCAGTATCAGCACCAGAAGTTGTATCCACTATTCCAGTACATTCTGCGGAACCAGAACCAGTTGTCCACTGATCAAGTTCTTCAGCTGCAATAGTTCTTGCAAAAAGAGTAGTTAGGTAACTAACCATATCAATTGCGGAATCTTGAAGCATTTCTTCTGTAACATTCGTAGTTTGGGTGATCTTATTACTTCCTAATGAGACCTGACCGAAGACAGGATCACTTGAATTGTAAGTAGTATTTTCAGAAACGACAGCAGCTGAACCAAGGCTAGTCACTGTGGGAATCTTAATATCACTTGATGTGTTAAGAATGGTTACATACGGACGCATCGTGTTTACATTAGAAGCGATGTCAAGAACCTGAGGAAGTAGTTCGTCAGGAACGAGATAGGCTCCTTCACTGTCAGTGGTGATATTTAAAGTTCTAAACTCAGGAGTAATAATTCCACTCCTAATGTAGGTGTCCATTCCACTTCTGTAATCAATACCTTCGGGTGTTTCTTTGTCGAGCTGAGGTTTGATAACTTCCTGACCAGCAGCACGGGCTTCCATATAACTATCTAATTCAGCAAGTTTAGCGGAACGATCAAGTCTGTCCTTGATACTATCTACATCCGCCATGATTTTATCAAACTTGACCTGTTCGTCAGGTGTGATGTTTCTATTTTCTTTTTCAGCAGTCTCAGCCAATTTTCTGGCTTCGAGTACTAAAGCGACTCTTTCGTCTACTAGCTTTTGTTTTTCCATTTTAATTAGACCTCCATCAGTCTTATTTTCATTTGTGCTACCGATGTTGCAAGTCCCTCAGAGTGCTCAGCAAGGAGCGGCTCGTTTTGATCTTTGTTTTCATCAGTTTGTTCTGGTTCTTTTTCCTTTTTTATATCTTCTTGTCTATCTTCTGTTATTCCCTTCTCAGCTTCGATAAGAAACTCCTCTAAAGTAATGTTTTTTTCTTCAAGTTTCTTTTCGAGGCTTCTTAGTTGTATATTAGTTGATGTTGTCGCAGGATAAACAACAGCACTGACATCATAAAGTTTAGCTTCTTTAATAACCCTCAAAGGTTTTTCTCCGTCTCTTTGTTCCCATTCCTCTTGTACTACGGAGAATCCATATGACATCTGATCAATATTTTTTAATCTAAGGTTTTCTTTCAGGTCGTTTCCAGCAGAAGTATTGGGAGGCGAATTTTCGATATGTAATCCTGTTTCATCCTCAGTTAATATAAGAGTACCTGCTGTTGTTCTTCCAAAAATAATATCTTCATTATGATTAAGAAGAAACTTAATATCAGATTCTTGGATTGTTTTTGAAAATGCACCAGCTTGGATTTTTTCTCTATATTCACCAATGTCTGTTATAACTGGAGCAAACAAAGCAGCATAGCCACTTACAATTCCTGCCTCTTGTACCTCAAGGCTATTATCAATAGTGCGTCTTTCAATTTTGTTTTTCATATTAATTTTCCTTTTCTTACAATCTCGTTGGTGAAAGTGAACAAGCGCAACCGCCATGGAGGGGCGGCTGGAGAATATCTTTTCCATAAGTTTTAAAAGTTCCGCCCTTACCATTTGGGATGTTGCCACTTGTAAATGATCCGTTAACACCAACTATCTTACCGCTGAGTGTCTCACAAATTGGACAGTTATCACCATGGGTAACCCAACGGAAACCAGTCCAACCTAAAACAACCCATACTAATCTAGAGATTCTAGCCTCTCCTTCTGTAGCATTTCTCTGGGCAAGTTTTTCTGCTTCCGTCTCACCCCAACCATCTAGCCTCTCATTAATAACCTCATCAAGATTCTCTGCATTTTCTGGATCATCAAGCAACGCAAGCAGTTGTCCTTCACCTGTGCTAACTCGTTCTGTTGCAATGTCATCTATGTATTGAGCCGTCATTACATCAAGCTCTTCCTGTGTTAGAGGCTCACCATTCACCTCATCAGCAGCTTCCTCAGCTACTGCACCTGCATAACTAGAGATAACCGGACCCAGAGTCTTGACAATAAAGGCTTTATGAGTCTTATAAAATGTTTTAATGAAACCTTTATAGTCGGTTTTACCTCTTCTAGTAAGGTGTTTTTCTAAACCGGCTGATAATTCTGCTACTTCTTTGTTGATAATACGAGTCATTTCGTTCTTTATAATTGGTTTATATCTTTTTCTTAATCGTAATCTGGCAGTAAATGACCTTGTTTCATTTATAGAACGAGTTTCTTGATCTGGATTTTCGCTTCTAACTGCTGATTCTACTGGGTTTGCGATGTTATCTACAGTAGACATATTCAATTGTATGAATCTTTTGTCTCCATAATCTTCTGTGATGGGATTTTTTTCTTCAAATTTTCTTATCTCGTTTATACTATAAACGCCAAGATTGAACATCGTTCTGTAGTGATCAGTTCGTGTCTTAACATCACCGCGCAATATTGCATTTACATTATATTTTCCATAAAACCCTTGCTTTTTTTCTTCATCAGAAAGGAGGCTTCTATATATCTGTTGTTCCCACTTAATAATCCAAGTCAATAAACAATCTTGAACAAATTCTAGACTCTGATGCTCAATGTTTGAAAATGTTGAATGCTCCATACTGGAAATCTTATGAGGAGGTACTCGGAATAATCTTCCGATCTCTTCAATAGTAAATTTTCTTGTCTCTAAAAACTGGGCGTCATTCGGTGCGACATAAGCAGCTGGTTGTTTAGTAATTCCGACAGGCAGAATTATGTCACGATGAGCATTGGAACTTCCTTCGTGGATCTTCTTCATTTCAGTAATAAAATTAGCATATGCCTCTTTACTCAGATTGACTTCAGAGGAAAACGTATTTCCGATTTTGCAGGAATTTCCAAAAAGTCTAGCTCCGTACTCCTCGATCCCGGCTGCAAACCCCATTGATTGCTTACCATAAGAAATAACACTCAAACCAGTAACACCATCTTGAGATAAAGCACCTCTTAGATGGAAAACATCCTTTGATGGTAATGAAACTATTTTAGAACCAGTATTAATTACATACATTAACTCTCCATCAACTCGTTTAACGACAACATTATCTGGAGAAATTGGATATAATTCAAGGACCTTTTGGTCGTTTGATCTTATGATTTGTGCGTATGCATTCCCTCTAAGCAGCAAATGGAGCATCATAGTAGATGTAAAATCTATTGCGCTCATCTCGCTGTTTGGAAAATGAGAAAGGGCATTAGTTAAATTGTGATCTGGAATAGATACCCTGCCAGTGTCTGTTTTTTTGTAAATACTAAAAGGTAATTTTGCCATGTCTGAAGCTATGACTTGAACCGAACTCCATACAGCAGAAATTTGCAAAGCACTAGTTGCTGAGATTTTCTTGCCCGTGTAAGTTTCTCCTCCTCCAAAATAATCCAATAAAGTAGAGGATGGATTGGCTAATGTTGAAGATCGGAACCCCTTAACACCATTTTTTATTCTCGTAATTATGTTCATATATTATTTCCTTGTTTTAATTACAGTATTACAGCTTGGTAATTCTCAATTAAATCATTTAATTCCTTTTTATTATATGCTTCATTTGAAAATTCATCCATAATAGATTGTGATAAACCCATTAGGAGAGCTGTAATCCCGTCAATTTTCTCCGGAGATTTAGTTTTATTTGGAAATATATTATTATTTGCATCTATCTTAACTCGTAAATTATCTAAATTCCAACGCAAACATGGGTTTCCATTATGAAAAATCTTCTTAGAAATTACTAACGCTTCAAAATCTTTCATAACCGGTGAATATCTTTTAACAGTTTGCGGAAATTCTACACATTCAATTACACTATCTATTCTAGGAATGAAAGAAGCTGCCCCCCAAATGTCAAATAACAACATTCGTATGTCATGTTCTACCGCTAATTTTTTTATAAAACCCTCTACAAAGTCCGGGTCGAAACAACTTCCCGGGGTGATAATTATATGACCATTATCACGCCATACATTATAGGCTACTTTGTCCTCTCGAACTCTCGTAATCAGAGTCTCTTCCGGAATAAAGTAATAAGGAACTACTTTGTGTTTTCCTTCTCCAATTGGTTGTACCAAAACAAAAGCCGTCAAATCAATCCTATTAGAGAGGTCAAGCCCTCCATAACAAGCACCATCAATAACAATATCATCCCTTTCACAAAAATCCCACACAGCCGGATCAACCCACTTCTCAAAGTGACGCATCCATTCATTAAGATGATACATACGAAAACTGTTTTGTTTACTTGCTATTGACTCAGCAGTTAAACATTCATCCCTCAAAAAATCCATTGATACTGAGACATTTAAATTTGGATTACTTTTGATCCATGTTGACTCGTCCCGCCAGTCATCACCTGGATCTGGTTCTGCAATATAACACAATACACTTTCATTAATAATTGTTCCATCATTAACTTGCTTACCCATATCATATAATTCTCTTGCAACAGATTCTTGATTATATCCCGCAGTTGTAATTGCTATCATCAAAGGAGGTTCTTTTTTATTTAGACCCCTAGCAGCCATCCCAGAAACCAAAGCGTCATATAGATCCCGGCTGTCGTGAAACGCCACTTCATCAGCAATAACACAAGAAGGATTAAGACCTTCATTACTACCTGCGTCAGAAGATAAGATTTGATATTTACTTGATTTACTTGGTATGATTATTTCTCTTCGATAAATTCTACAATGTTTTTTTAATGGACTATATTTGAGCATCCCCTTTATAATCTCAGCGAGAATGCCGGCCTGCTTTGCAGTGTTAGCAATCGAATAAATCTCTTGTCCATCTTCTCCTAAAAACAAAAGAGTTAATACGATAGCAGCTGCAAGAGATGTTTTGCCATTCTTTTTTGCGACTTGAACATAAACATTTTTGAACCTGCGTTTACCATCTTTATTTTTCCAACCGAAAATTGGTTTTACTATCTCTGTTTTCTGCCACTCGGATAGGATAAATGGCTCTCCTATATCATCACCTTTCCCATGATAACAAAAAGCCTCGATAAATTCAACAGCTTTGTCAGCCGCTTCCTTGTTATAGGTACAACCATTAGCGAGAGCAATTGAATCTGATTTATTTCTTATATAGTTTTTATCCGCCATTAGATAAGAATTTTTCCAACTCATCATCGGAATCATCAGATTGTATATTTAGTTTCATTCGAGATTCCGGATCGAGACCGTAGGCTTTGAAAATCTGATTAGCTTCTGAAAAATACTTATTCGATAATTCGTTTTCAGGACGCTTATAAATACGACCTTTGCTTTCATAGGTTCTACCAGTTTCATTAATTATTCGCTGACAACCTTTGTAATTAGAAAAGGATTGAATTCCCATAGCTAATGTATTCTCGTCACATTGTTTATAAAGACCTACAGAACATAGATATTTGACAATAATTTTCCACTCTTTTTTTGCAGATACTGATAACCAATTTGGAGCTTTAGGAATATCTTTTGTTGGTGATAATATTGTTATACTCGTTTTTGGTGCGGGTCCGTTCCTCATAATTCGTTTCTCCTTTTTAATCAACTATTACATATCCGTATATCTTTGTCAAGTCTCATTAGCCAGTTACTCTGTATCACTGTCTCATTAACAACAAAGTGTCTAAAAGATTGTACACTTTTACTTTTAAAACCCCAAATCTCAATTAAAAGGT